TCAAAACTGCGCCAATGCCGCCTCAGGAGATATCGCAGCATCAGTGCTGTTGATAAACTGCGTCACCCGCCTCATAACCTCAGCCTCTTCAGCTGCATCACCTTCGATCGCTTCGCCGTCATCCGTGATTAGCGCTTTTCCCAGAAACCGAGCAAATTGCGTCTGACCGCCACTAAGGATCAGCAGAACCTGCCCCTGCACAAGTCGGGTGACCGGTTCGATCACCGCAAACCCGGATGACGTCTCAAGGATTCTGCTGTCGATGCCAATTCCGCAAATGGTTTCAGGGCAGAGCCTGCGCTCTACATAGTCTGTTGCTGGCGATACGAATCCCATCAGATCACCCTCCCCATGTTTCTCATCATCCAGAGCCGGTTCTGGCTGTCATCCGGCGTCTTGTCGACGAAGAACTCCTGATAACGCTCTATCCAGTCATTAGCGTCGTCCGGCGTGAAATGCCAGTTCCTGGCGCGCAGCTCACGTATGAAGTCTTCTGTGTGAAGGCACTGATACCCTTTCGGGTTTAGCTGTATGGCCGCGGTAAAAGCCGCGTTAATGTCTGATTTGCGGGGCATGGTGACCTCTCATTTATTATTACTGTGTATTTATACAGTATTTTAAAGAGAGTCCAGGGCAAGGAGGCTGTGCCTATTGATAATTACTGCTGAACATCCTGCTGGTTTTCGTACTCTGCTGATTCCAGTGCTTCTTCAGCAGCCTTTCTGCGCTGATTCCAGATGCTGTCCACCGGCATCTCCACACGGACAGAGACGAACTGATCGACCGGGATATCAACCGGGTCGCCTTCGGAAATCCCGGAGATCTCATTTCTGGCGAACGCCGGAGCATCAGGATGGGTACGGTGAAAGGTTTTTACCAGCACTGAGCCGTCCGGGTTAACTCTATAATCCAGCCAGATAAGCGGCTGACGGTTACGGTCTTTGGGTATATCGAACCCGCCATCAACCCCACCCCAGGCCGCATCTGAATTGAGCCCTATGCAGCCGCTTATCAGATACTCCCCTATTCCCAGTCGCTCAACTGCGCACCCCTCAGATTCTTCGTTGCAGACTGCGCGGCCGTCATGAAACAGGCGGATGACTGGCGAGGCTGCTTTTAAGGTTCCATCGGCAGCCTGGGTCGTATTCCCTGAGTGATAGAAGTTAACCCTCCACTCTTCAGACGCACCAAAGCATGCAACCCCTACAACCTTCCTGTCCCGGTTGAAGTAGTTGATCATCCTGATTACTGAGAGACCGCCTGTTGCAGCAGATGAAGCCCTGAGAACGTGCTTGAGTTCCACGCCTGAGCCACCATACCCGGTATTCCCGTCATAATATGCGTAATGAGCGCCCTTCTCCTGAGCTGACGTCGGGACAGTAACGACGGGATCACCTATTCCGAGCGTATCGCCCACCGTTATAACCTGCCCCTTCGCTGCACCAACATCTTTTTTGGCGGCTGTGCCCAGGTCCGAAATCTCCGCAGTGGTCAGAGTAATACTGTCTTTTCTCATTGCCATGATTTAACTCCTAAGCCCAGACGCGAGCCGGTGTTTTCGGTGTAACCATAAAGTCGTTCAGCCCGGATAAATCGAGCGAGTCATTCATGACACGCAAATTGACGTGATAGCCGGGTTCAGTGGTGAACTTAATGATTTCGTTTTCTTCACCGGGATTGATAACTTCAGCAGGGACAGTGATAACGCCAACGATATCCAGGCTGATATTCGGGTGATATAAAACATCCTGTTCTTCATCATCCATAAACCCCACTGATATTAATTGCGTGCGCATTTCAGCGGCATCGGTGAAGCGCAAATATAAATCTTTCATCAACGGAGTCCTTTAATTTGATTAAGGGTTAATAGTCGTTGCCAAATACGGAGATTGCGAATATGGTAAACAAAAGTAGTTCCTGATGGGCCTGTCGTGTTAGAAACATCTACCGCTGTGCTTGTGTTGTTAACTGGTGCTTGCGTTCTGGTGGAAGTGTTTCCATTAAAGTATGAAGAGTATTCATCCCCATCTATTTTATGTACATAGACACCGGGGGCATTAGCGACGTAAGGTACAAAGACCCCACCGCCATCCCTATATGACGTTAGTCTGTTTGCCGAGCTTAGTCGGCAAATAATATCATTAGTGACGCCAGAAACACGTATTACATCAACATAGCTGCTTGCTGATGGCCCTACGCCTTTTGCCACAAACTCAAAAGCCAATGTACGTTTAAACTTACTCGCCAGAGTTTTGTACCCCGCATTCTCAGCGGTAAGGCTCCAGGCATCCGCTGACCTTGTGACTGCTGAAGAACCGGTGGGGATATAGCTGGTAGGGACCGCACTTTTTTCTACCTGTACAGTTTGCACATAAAATTCCGTGCCTACTGGTACGTTACTATCTTTATCCGCAGGCATTATATATATTTGCCCGACATAAGCCCCAGCTACAGCATTGGTCAAGGTCAGGGTTGCGTATGTGTACCCATCAGATCCCTGTTTGCTAGTGGCAATCATATCTCCGGTCGTATTACCGGCACCGCCTTGTATGCCAGTAGAAAAATCAAAGCTTGCATCCCCGAAGAAGGTTGAATCTTTTACAACGCGGAATTTGAACTTACCGTAATCTCCCTTAAACCTTGCGGATAGAGTAAGACCCTCCCCAGCCGCAATCGATATAGCGCCGCTCTGTATAGCCAGGAGGTTTGAAACTGCTGTGGAATTGCAAACACCTTTAAACGTGGGTGCGTTGGTGGCTCCATCAGTTATTAATGTAGCGGTAAGCGATGCGGCTTTGCCTGCCCACCTGGTCGGGTCGTCACTATTCAGGAAATAGTTAGTGCTTTGAGACTCCATTAACAAACCTTCACGCTCAAAGCGCGGCTCATTAATAGCGGCAGTCTGCAATACACCGGATTTGTCGATGTAAGTTGCAATGGTTGACCGCGCAAAGGTCGCTGACTTTGTCGGTAGCTCCAGTACCTGCCCGGAAATCGTCAGCTGGTCATAAGGCGCGGAACCTGCCAGCAGCCGCAGGTCATCATTGAGCGGTGCCCACACATCAGGGAACGGGGACTCCTCATAGGGTACAGACGTCAGCAGCTGCGCGGCAGACAGCGATGCTGCGGCGTTCGTTTCGCTGGTTTTGGCGTTATTTTCTGAAGTCTTCGCGTTCGTCTCAGACGTTTTGGCGTTGGTTTCTGAGGTTTTGGCGGCATTCTTCGATGCGAGTGCGTTACCCTCAGACGTTGCCGCGTTCGTGGCGCTTTGTGCTGCTGCGTTTTTTGAAGCAAGAGCGTTTGTTTCGCTGGTTTTGGCTGCGGCGGCGCTGGCTCCTGCCGCACCCGCCTGGGCGATCAGTTTCGTCCAGCTGGGACCCGTCTTTTTCGAGCCGTCTGCCAGGGTTACGGTTACATCACCAGCACCCGATAAAATAAGGTCCTGGTTGATGATACTGCTTTGCGCCAGGCGAAACCCTTCCGTGACGGCTTTCGCTAAATCGTCATCAAGTGTGGCCATTCGTGATGTCCTTAAAATGAAAAACCCAGCCGGAGCTGGGTTGGATGGTCTGAGGTTGTAGGGATCAGGAGAAGGAGCCGGTACCGCGGGTCACAGTGATAGTTGGTGCATAAATTGCCACGGTTGCATTACTGGAAGAAACGAAAATGCTTGCGTCGATACGTTGCCCGGTCAACCCAGTTACAGCATGACGTGCGGTGAACCATAGCCCACCGACAGGAACGTCGAAAGTGAACGTGCGAACGTTACCCGCGATAGTTATGTTAACTGTACTCCCGACCGCGCCTGTAGTCCCCCGGACATATATCAACGCCTCCACAACGGCGTTTTTATTCAGCCCGTTATTGCTTGAGTCGGTGTATGCCATGGCTACACTGGTAGAAACGGCATTGTTAGACCGGTTGCTGGAGTCGGGATACACCCCTGTGTTGGCTACATCTCCAATGAAAGATGTCGCTTCAACCGTGCCCTTAAAGCTCCCGCTGGTCGCCTCAACTCTGCCTCTAAAACTCCCGTCGGTGGCATAGATCGTCCCGCGAACGGTCACGCCGTTAAACGTGGCGTACCCGGATTTATTGATATGCCAGCCGACATTACCGGTCCCGTCCCAGTTGCTGGACTGGATGTAATTGCCGATCTTGCCGTTATCGATGGAACCGTCCTGGATGAACACCGAGCGCAAAAACAGCTGCCCGCCGGTGGCGGCAAACACCAGTTCCTGCCCGGTGGTCGTCGGGTTATAAACCGCAAACGTGTCGGCGCTGACGAGGAAGTTAGAGGAGCCTGCGGCATCAATACCCAGCTGGATCCCCGCGATGCGTTTAACACCGTTCGCCTCTACCTGGACTTTAACGCCCCACTGCGCGCTCAGCTTGCCGTTGATATCAGCAACCGCCTCGCTGGTTGTCTGCACTGCTGCGTTGGTATCGCCAATTTCAGCCTTTACCTCCTGAATGCTGCTAGCCGTGGCGCTCTTCAGGTCTGCTGCAGCTTTGTCGATGCGCGTAATGGCGGCGGCGTTGGTCTGGCCGTTTTGCTCAACCGTGGACTTAAGCGTCGTGACCTGTTCGGCTACAGCGCTTGTGGCATCCGCGGCGGTCTTCCGGGTCTCGGTGATCTCGGCCATCGTTTTCGTTTCGCCAACGGCAAACGTGACGCGCTGATCAGAGAACGCCATGAAGCTGGCGAGCGCGTTACTGACACTACCGACAATACCGGCGTCGCGGCTGGCCGTGTTACCGTCCACATCCACTTTCAGGCTGTCGATACGGCGGCCGAGCGCGCTGTCAGCATTCGTGCGGGCCGTGGTTTCCGTGCTGATGTCCGAAGTGTTCTGGTCGGTCGTGGCCTTAACCGCAGCCAGCGCGGTGGTCTGCGCCTTGTTGTTATCCGCGACCGCTTTATCGATGCGTGTAATGTCACCGCTATTTTTGCCAACGGTGGACTGCAGGCCTGAAAGCGTGGTGGCCTGAGCCTCCTGCTCATTCGTCAGCGTCGCCAGCTCCTGAGTAACGGAAGCCTGGTTAGCGTTAACGGTCGATTCCAGCTTCTTCCGCTCTGTCACCTCCGCTTCCTGCGCCGTGATGCGCGCCTGGCGTTCGGTATACAGCAGGCCCGAGGCCAGTTTTGACGGGTCGTCACCGGTATAACCGCCCCGGATCTGCGTCGCCAGCGTCTCGCGCGCCGTGGCTTCCGCCTGGTCGCCGGTAACACGGGCTGTCGTTTCCTGCTGCAGGGCGGCCATCCCGGCGCCCGGCGTTGGCCGCCCGATCGCCACCCAGTCAATCAGGAAGTAGTTCGTCGCGTCCTGTTTGCTGGAAAGGTCCAGCCGAATCTGGTTAATCGTCGTCTCGGCCAGCCAGGGGATATCGTCGCATTCCAGCGTTGCAACGCCGTCGGCGTTATACGCCGGTTCGGCCACCACGAAGCGGTTGGTTTCGTTGAAACTGGCCGCATTGCGCCAGCGGATTTCCCCCGCCCATGCAGGCGCCCCCACTTTCCTGATGCGCAGCTTCAGGAAGCGATTCGCAGCTGCTGTTATGCCCAGCGTCGCAGGAGAAGCAACGTACGGGTCCGATGCGTGGTTGGCAGGACGGAGCCAGCCGTTAACAATGGTCGGCGTGCCGTTACCGGACCAGCCCTCCGCAGTCGAATCGAAGTACCAGATTTTGGCCGGATCGAACTGAGAACCGGTCCCCGCCGACACCTGCGCAATCTGCTGCGCCAGCGATTCGGTGGTGGTCTGAATCGTCTGGTTGACGTTGCTGATATCCGCGACGCGCTCGTTCTTCTCGGTCAGCAGCGCCTGCCCCCGCGCCGTTGCCTCGTCGATGATGGCTTTCTTACGGTCCGTGACCTCCTGCGCCAGGCCCGCTTTAGTCGCCGCCGACTCTGTCGTGACTGCGGTGATGTCATTGCGCGCCGACTGGATATCGTCACCCAGATCAGTGATATCCGAAACCAGGTCTTTGTAGGTGTCGGTCTGTTTGATCTGGTTATCGATATCCACCAGGTAATCCGCGGCATCCGAGCTGCTGCTGCCCTGAATGAAGGCAGTCCAGGCTGACTTATTGCCGGTGCGATCCACCAGCCGCGCCCGGTACCAGAACCCTACCCCGGCCTTTAGCCCAAGCTGCTGGTAAATCTGCTGGGGATACGGGACGCCAGCCAGCAGCATCGGGTTCGCGCCGGTTGATACTGTGGAATACTGAATTTCTGTCTGCAGCGTATCGCCAGTACCGGCAGGGAAATCCCAGTCCAGCTGCACGCCCCAGAGCAATGGCGTGGTAAGGAAATTAACTGGCTTTGGAACATCGCCCACCCGGCCTTTGAGGTGTGTCAGCATTGACGTTGCCCACAGGCTGGACGCCCCGCCTGAGTTTATCGCCCGGACCCGCACCAGGTAATCACCTTCGAAGATCCCCTGTACCTCAATGTTGCGGAGCCCGGTTTGCGGGACGTTCACCCACTCGCTATCGTTCCGGCGCCACTGAGCCTGATAGGCGATCACATCGGCCTGCGGCTTACCGGCTTTATCCAGCGGAGCATCCCAGGATGCGGTCAGCGTCGCTATGCGCTGGCCCTGGCGCACCGACTCGTAACTCGTTACCACGATATTGCCGGGCTGTGAGACAACTCCCGTGGGGATGAGGCTGATCGGCGGGATATCGAGGCGCGCATTGTGGTCGACGGCATCATATTTCGATGCGTTGTATTCCGCGCCAGTAATGGTATAGGTGTTTTCCTCATCGTTAAACGTCAGGTTCGTGACGCGGAAGTACTGCAGGCGCAACTGCCCAGCATCGATAACGAATATAGCGTTTGGCGCTGGCGCCGCTGTGAACGGCGTGGCCACGATCAGCTGCGTGCCGTTGACAGCCTGTATAACCCGGCTTTCCACAATGCCGCCCTGGGTGCGGATCATCAGTGTGTCACCCGCGACAGCGCTGGTACCGCGATCGGTTGTTACCGCTTTAAGCCCGGCGTTATAGTCCGTGAGGCGGCCACCATAAACACGCCCGGAAACACGCTCATCAGCGAAGGCAAATACGGTGCCAGGGACATAGGCGAAGCCATCCAGCCCGGTCTGCAGCGTAATGATGCGGTCCAGCGAGTTGGAATAAACTGCCCACCCTCCACGGCGTTGCGCCTCACTCTCGCGCGTGCAGCCGATGGCCGTGAGTTGCGTCTGCTTGAATTTGAACTGCTTCACCAACTCAGGAAACATTACTGCGGTGGTGCGGTCCTGATAATGGTTATCCGGGTCGCTGAAGTTAATCAGCGCACTCGAGAATCGCGTCTTTTCGCTGCCGCTGGAATACGTTGGCTTGCCCACCACGGATGCGCGGGTGAGGATCTGCAGTTTCGACGTGTCTGCCGGCATATCAGAGACAACATTGAACATGTTGTTGCCCCAGAACGTCATGCCGTTGAAGCCAGCAGCGATGTCCTTGATAACCTGCCAGGCGTCGGCCTGCGACTGGATATAGACGTCAAACATAAATCGCGGTTCTGTGCCGGTACCGCCCTTCCCGTCCGGTACCTGCTGGTCACAGCGCTGGGCAATGCTGTAGAGCTCCCATTTATCGAGCATATCCACCGTTACCCGGCGGCCCAGACCAAAGCGCGGCTCTGTCAGGACATCAAACCAGATCCACGCCGGATTGTTGGTCCAGCCCCATTTGAATATGCCGTCCCATGTGCCACTGTACGTCCGCGCGTCGGGATCGTAGTTCTGCGGGATGCGGATCACCCGGCCTTTTGGCTTACAGGATATCTTCGGGATATTGCTGAATGCCTTGGCGTTGAATGACACATACAGCAGCGCGGTATGCGGATAGCGCAGACGGGCGTCGATGACCTCGGTGATGGCCTGCACCTGCGTTTTGTTCTGCAACATCTGACTGGTGCTGTCGGCGGTATCCCGGACCACACGGATCTGCCAGCCAGTAGTGGCTTTCGGCAGGTTGATGCGGTGCGTCAGCTCGTACAGAGAACTGAGCTTTTCCGTTACCGTTTTGGTGAGCACTGTCTTATAGGCCCCGCCATCAACCGCAACGTCAATGTGATACGTGGCGGTGGTGCCGACGATGTCGCCGTCCTTCTCCTGCTGCTGCAGGCCGGTGATACCGATGCGCACCAGCACCGCATCAATCTGGGTATTGCTGATGGCGCGGGTCCAGGGCACAGCCTTAGTCAGCGATACGCCGATGCTGGTCTCGTTCTCCACCGCGGGAAAACCGGGGATCGGCATCTGGCTCTGTGTGCCCGGGCGAAAATCCCAGGAGACGTTCTCAAAGTTCATTGAGCCGTCGGCGTTGCCCAGCGGCGTGCCGTCCAGGAATATCCGTGTCGCATCCAGCCCACCAGCAAACTCGCCTTCGCCAAGCGCCAGCAGCATGCGGCAGCGCGCCATAGATTGAGCTGAATCAGGCTGCTCAACAGGCGTGTGCTGTTTCTGGCTGCCGCCCTTTGCACCAGTAATCGTTGCCATATTGCATCCATAAAAAAAGCACCCGATTGGGTGCTAATTGAAGAGAAAGAAGTCGTCAGATGTCCTCAGCCACGATCCCCGCACTGATTATGGCGCCGCCGATCTCGTGCTCGCCATACAGCAGCGCGACCGGGTTACCCATTGCCAGGGTATTCACGGCACCGCCGAAGGCATAGCTGGGTTTGTTGTCCGGGTCATCACGCCCCTGAAGGCCTTTGGGCTGCGGCGAGAGCATCTGGTAAATGCCGCCGGCCATCATGCCAATACCAGCGGAGATCATCCCCGCACCGATAACACCCGCTGAACCAAACGTCATGCCGGTGACGACGATACCCGCCACAACCATGACTGCACCCAATATGGTCTGGAATAAGCCCGCTTTCTTTGCCCCCTCCATCACTGGTGCGATGCGGATATCGGTGTCCCCTGACAGCGCCTTAAAGTCATCAACGCCGATGTTGCGCTTACCGCGGAACACCGCAAACGTCATGCCGTTCTTTTTGGCGTTCATCAGGTAGCTTTCCAGCCCGTCGAGATTGATGCATAGCGCCTTTACAGCTTCTGCTGAAGTCTGAACAGCCAGTCGGTGAACGCGGCCAAACCGGGCTCCCAGCGCCCCATATAATCGAATCGTGGTTAAGCGCGCCATGGCTGTATCTCCTGCGGCAGGTCTTTGTGGCGAACGCAGATCATCGTCCGGTCTTTGAAATAACCCCTGGCATACGGCGTGATGCAGGATGGCTGCCCGTACAGGTGGTGGAGCAGCTCGCCTTCTTCAGTGATTATCCCCGCGTGGTTCCACTTGGCAGACTCCACCTGCATGATGACCATGCAGCCGGGCGCCGGGTCGCATTCGACAAACCCTTCCCGCTCCCAGTTCTCGAAATAAAGGTTGTCCGGGTACTGGCTTTCCCACCACGGGTAATCCACGCGAAAATCGTTAAGCATCACGCCCTGGGTGGCGTGCCAGTCCATGACCAGCCCCCAGCAGTCGTGCGAGCCCAGAATGAACGGGCGGCCAATCAGCGGGATGGCGTCCGGCGTTATTTCTGCGTATTCATCGCAGTCCGGCGCATAGATGCCCCAGACCACGCCGGAGTTATTGCACTGCTGGCGATCGAGGTCTGACGGGATAGGCCGTGCGCCGTCGCCCGGGTGGGAGTGAATGACCCGGATGATGGTTCCGACATCCTCAGCGTTCGCCCAGTGCTCGCCGTCAATGCGGAAATGCTCCGTCGGGTTTTCGTGGCTGTTCGGTACCGGGATGTAACGCTGACGGCGCCCTGCTAGGATAACGAAGCCGCAGCACTCACGCGGGGATTCCTCCAACGCATGCGCGCGGATCGCCGCCATAATGGTTTTGTTCATTTTGATGTCCGGTTATCGGGAGAAGAGAACGGTTGCCGGGAAGCCGCCAAAATCGAGGTTTGCCGCGTTAGGCTCTGCCAGCCCGGCCCCAAAGCGCTTACGGCAGTCACTCAGGCAGCCGCCGCACACATCCAGCGCCGGGTCAGCGACCGCATTGCCCTTGGCATCGAAATACGCCGTGCCGTTGTAGGTGCAGCCGTCACCGCTGCGGTATTGCCCGCGCAGCGCCCATTCGCAGAGCGAGGTTATCTGCCGGGTCGGGATCACCTGCCCCTGCAGGTCAGCCGGGCTGCTCAGCGACCACGAAACGACCTCATCGTCTTCAGCCGTTTTGGTATCCAGCCAGAAGGTTTGCAGGGAGAAGGCGGTTGGATCTGCTGACGGGTTAACGCCGCCCGGGAAGTTCACCGCATCGAGGTATATGGCGTAGGTGTCGATGATGCTCACCTTCGCGTTAACCATGTCTTTAAACTGAAGGCACAGCGCGGTGATGTGGCCATCGAGATTGGAAACACTGAGCGTCGGCTCTGCGGCCTGATCCGTTGACAGCTCCAGCCCGGCCATCTGGAAGGGCCAGAACTCGTATGCGTTGCCAGCCCAGATTATTGGCTTCGGCCCCAGTTTCGACTCGTCGCCGTTCGCCGCATCAATCTCTGCTGGCGTGTGGGGGAATGGTGCGTAGTGAAAGCGATGTATCCCGCCGCTGAACTCTAAGGCATCCACTTCGACCAGGCGGACCCTGCCGCCCGGTGCCAGCTTTGCCGCCTGATCGACAAGTGCCATTATGCGAATACCCCATAGGCCCGTTTGATGGTGAAGGTCAGCTCAGAGAATTTGCTGCTGATCTGGTTCTTGCGCACCGAGTTAGCGACAGTCCGGTAAAGCCCCTTCTCTTCGCCAGGCGGCGTGATGATGAAGGCCTTGACCGTATGGGCCAGCAGGAAGTCTCGGATCGCGTTTACCTCCGCCTCAGTGCCGGTATGCTTCATCGGCACCTGAATAGCCGTGGAGTTGATGCCGTTCTCTGCGACCTGTTCGTATCCATCGCCGAACTGCGCCGCACGCACCGTCTGGTCATATTCAACAGGACCGGCACCGAGCTGCGAGCGCCAGCCGTAGGTTTCAACTGCCATATTTACTCCATAAAAAAACCCAGCCGGAGCTGGTTTAATTAGTTGCCTGACACCTCAAAAAAGTATTAGTTACTTCACACACAAAAAGTGATGAAATATAAAATCTCATCGTTGTTGAAACAATGCCATCCACCCTAACAAAGCAATCCACAGGGATAGTTTAATGAATTTAATACATTACACGATTATAGGTGCCGTTCTTTTCATTGCCATTCTGGTAATGTTGGTTATTAACATTATAAAATTAAAGTCTGCGCGAGCAGATGCTGCAGATAAAGCAGTAAGGCTTGAGCGTTACTCGACAATAACGGATGCTGAGTCAGAAGCGGACCATCTCATAAATAACGCTAAACAAACTGCACAAGAGTTGTATGCCCATTCCGACAGAATTCTTGACGAGGCAAAAGTTGAAGCGGCTAACATCATAGCCGCCAGTGAACTTGAGGCAAAATCTCTTACTCTACGCGCTGAAGATATTCTTTCTGATGCTCGCATTGCTGCCAAGCGTATGAATGCTGAAGCATTATCCGCCCAAGAAACACAACGTCTGAAACGAGCAGAAGTAGAAAGTCAGATTGATGAGCTTCGCTGTTCTTACCGTGAAAAAAAGCTCACATATGACGAACTGGAGGCAGCATTATCAATTTTCAAAGATGATATGGAGTTCGCCGATATGGGATTCTATGCACCTCATTTCGATTTTGACACCTCAACGAGCTTTCAAGATGCCATCAAGGCCTGCCGGGAGAGGCAGAAAAATCTCCTGCGCGACAAAACAAAATTTGGCGCAATTCATTGTCCAACAGAGTGGACCGTAGGAGGTTCTAAAAGCGAAGGGCGAAAAATGACCACACGCGGCATTCAGATGACTGCCCGTGCATTTAATGGCGAATGCGATGCAGCAATCGCGAACTGCACATTTAAAAACGTCTTACAGATGGAGCAAAGGATTCATAAGGCGTTTGAAGCTCTGAATAAGATGAATGAGGTTAATCAAATCTATATTAATCATGCGTTCTTAGACATGAAACTGGACGAACTACACCTTACTCATGAATATCGCTTAAAGAAACAAGAAGAGCGTGAAGAACAGCGTGAAATTCGAGCCCAGATGGCCGAAGAAAAACGAGCCCAAGCCGAGATTGATCGTGCGCTTCGTGAGGCTGAAGAAGAAGAGCGTCGAGCAAAAAAAGCGCTGGATAAAGCCCGAAAGGAAATGGAATCAAAGCTAGCGCAGATGACCGCCGAGCAAGCTGCAAAACATCAAGAAAAAGTTTCCGAATTAGAAAGCGCCCTGGAAGAAGCATTACTTAAAGGTCAAAAAGCACTTTCCATGGCGCAGCAGACTAAACGCGGCCATGTTTACATTATCTCAAATATAGGTTCATTCGGGGAAAATGTTTTCAAAATTGGAATGACACGCCGACTTGATCCTCAAGATCGAGTAGATGAGTTGGGTAGTGCTTCAGTACCATTTTTATTCGATGTCCATGCGATGATTTTTAGTGAAGATGCCCCAGCTATGGAAAACTTATTACATCAACGCTTCAACAATCAGCGCACAAATCTTGTGAACAAGCGCAAAGAGTTTTTCAATGTTAGCCTCAATGAGATAAAGGTAGCTGTATTTGATATTGCTGGGGATGATGTTGATTTCATTGAAACAGCCACCGCTCAGCATTACTATGAAACCCATGCGATTCGTAAACAGAATGCAGCGGCAATTTCAGCCATACTTACAGAAGCCAAGAAACCAAAATTTGCGGAGGCCATATAAGGCCTCGTGCATACATTAACATTTGTAATATTGGCATGGTGACTTCAGCCACCTTTTATGGCCACATAGGCATAATTCCCACAACCAATTGCTTAGAAAATGCCCCACAATGGGGCATGGCAGTTATTTCTTCTCAGTAACCTTAATAAGGTTAGTAATATCAAATTTTCCGCCTCGATACTCTTTGAAATGCTGTAACAATGTATGCGCATCCGTCAGATCTGAGCAAAAGACATTGCGATTTCCATCAACTCCTTGGGGTGAAACTACACCTATGCGCTCCATGAGTTCGACTAACCTAGAAGCCCTGTTGTAACCAATCCGAAAGTGTCTCTGTATTCCTGAAATGTAGGCTCTTTGATTGGTTACAACCCATTCAATAGCATGCTCAAGCAGTGGATCATCAAACAAATCATCCATCATTGCGGCACACACTTATAGACACTTGCCTTCGGCGGTTCCGCCCCATTGGCTTTGCCAATGAAGCCGCTTGCCACTAATGTTGTGTTGAAATTGTCTCCAACTAATTCCCCAGTCCCAGAAATTGGCATAACTCTGATCCAGCGTGTAGCATCATCGTTTACCAAAAATGTTGATGCCATGCGAGATCCGCTTTTATCAAGATCCATCGCCACTCCACTATAAGCAGCGCCTCTCCCCTTTTTGATTATTTCGTAATCGACCCCATCAAAACTCGCCTTGCCGACATTTATCTGTGGAGAGAATACCTTCCCCTCGCATAGTTCGGTTGCGGCACTTACATTGAATGCTGTAGCAATTAGCAAAGCTACTGTTCCCAGTAAACGCATCATCATCCCCTTGATTAGCATGGTTTGGTCCATGATAACCAGGGGGTAAAGTAAACACTACCGGCCTTTGGTGAAGTTATAGATCATGCCGCCAGGCTTAAGGTGCTTTTGGACCACTTGCAGCGCGGCATTTTGCATCTCCTCAGCAAGCGCACGACCCATGGCATCGCCGGAACTGGACGTATGAGCTGTTGCTGAACCACCAGCATCGACGTTCACAGTAGTATTGATGACTGGGGCCACTCCACCGCCGCCTTGCGCTCTAACACCTAACCGCCCCGCTGAATCACGCGTTAGGGGCATGATGGCTTCAGCTCCTGCTTCAGCGAATACCCCACCCTTGGCGAACTTAGAGGCACCCTGGAACGTGAAATACTGAGGTGAATCGTAGACGCCATTTACGTACTTGCTGAGGCCCGGCGATTCATAGACTCCGCCTTTAGCGTTGAATGTCACCCCTGCAGCTGCGTTCGCATACGCCCCGCCTGGCGTAGCGCCTCCACCAGAGCCTCCGCTGATCCATCCCATTGCGGCCTGCACTGCGTAGGCGACCATGAGGCGGTTCGTCACATCCAGGATCATCTTGAGCATCGACTTGCCGAACTCTTTAATCGACGCTTTGCCTGTTGTCATAAGCTCGGTCAGCATGTCGCTCAGGCCTGTTAGCGTGGAGCTGGCAACATTCTTCACGGCATCGTAGGTGTTCGTGGCGACGTCCAGATATTCATTCCAGCCACTAAGCGCTCCGGCTTTCCAGTCGGCGCGCAGCTTATCCTCTTCAGCGTAATAGTTTTTAAGCGCAGCTAGCTCCTTCTGATAGCCATCGTTCTCAAGGTCACCACCGCTATTTAGCCACCCTTGCCGTAGTTGAGCCTCTTCCCTTAAGCGCTGGGCCTGCCGACTACTCAAACCAGCGCTATCGCTTAATGCGGCTGTCTTTTCCGCCATCTGAGTGACGTATTTTTGAGAGCTGTCCTGCAACCGATTCAGTCGTTCCTGAATAGCAATCTGATCGCCCAGCCCGGCATTAACATCGGCCTGAGCCAAAGCTCGGTCTTTGGTCGCCAGCAGGGCCTGTTCGTCTTTCGAAAGCGCTCGGGTTTTGGAAGCCTCCTCCAGGATGCTGAATTTTGAGATCAAATCCCATTGCTGCTTACGTTGCTGGCTTATTACATCATTAAGATCACGATGCTCCTGAAGTGTTTTCAGTTGGGCTTGCAATGAGAGGGTTTCAGCATTGGTACTGTCGAGGCTGCGCGTACCGGTATCAACTTTAGTAGCAGGGGTTTTTGGTGTTCTGACGTCAGCATAGCGTTTTTCGATGCCAGCTTTAATCATCTGGTATTCGGAATCGGTATATTTGGCCCGATCCGCTGCAAGCTGCTTGAGTTCCCTGGCGCGCTTTACGGCATTGGATTCAAATTGTTCAAGGTTGTTATTTCGACGCTGCGACGCTTCGAGATCGCGCTGGTTTGCCTCGGCCTCCTTTTCTTTTTGCTCGGCGGCCTGAGTTTGCAGGGCCAGTGTTTTTTCTAATGCACTGATCTGCGATTTGGTCGAAGCAACCAACGCTTCCTGGTCCTTACGACGCTGCGCGGCAGCCACATCCTGGAAGTTACTGCTTTGGCGACCATAGCCATAATCAGGACTTGCAGCAGCACTACCCTGGAGAGTTTTTAGCGTTTCCTGCTGCGCCTTAAGCCGTTCTCTCAGTCCCTTAAGCGTGTCCTCTGGCGTGACCTGTCGGCCGACGTTAAGCATCTGCTCCCATGCAGATGCCGCACTGTCTTTAATCGCCTTCCAGAGCCGCTCAATATCACCCAGATTCTCCTTAATCTGGCTCGAACGGCTCTTCATGGCGTTGGCGTAAGTGTCCATAGCCAATTTTGCCGCGCCTGTGGCATCCCCCTGCTTTTGCAGAGCAACAATCTGATCGTAAATGGTCGCATTCAGATAGTGATATTGCTCATTCAGGGCCAGAGAAGCTTTTACAGGGTCATCCGCGAGCCGTTTGAAATCAGCGATCGTTTTATCGATAGCCTGCCCTGTGGCGCTCTGCATAGCCACGGCTGAGGCCGCTACAGACTCGAGTGCGTTACCTTTGAATGCACCTGTACCCAACGCGGCCGCAATGGCCTGCGCTGCCGCAGAAATTTTACCGGCGCTACCACCAATACGCTCAGCCATATTGGCAAGATCGGCAGAGGTTTTACCTGTGTAGTTCCCGGTCAGCAGTAGCTGGCGATTAAATTCACTCGCCTCCTGGCTTCCCTGGTACCACGCCGTTGCCAGCGCCCCCGCCCCTACAACAAGCGAACCTATTCCGACCGTCAGTGGGTTAACGAAGCCAATCATGGTGCGAAGGTAATCGCCAACACCTGTCAGCGCTCCTTTGACCCCGCCAAACTGGTCTTTAATCTGCCCGCCCTGCTGGAGCAGGATCAGGAACGGTGACTGCCCACCAGCCAGCTGTGTGGCAATATCCGTGAATTGCGCCGGTAGCGTGCGCATGGCCGCGCTGTACTGGCCCACAGAAATACCGGCGCGCCGCGCAGCCAGCTCCTGCCGGGATAACGCCTCAGGCAGCACGTCGGCGACGCCAGAGAGCCGCTCGCGCGTCTGGTTGAGAATGGTGTTGAAGTGTTCGAACTGCGCACCGTTGATGCGTCCTGCTTCAAAGTGCGCCACCAGCTGCGCATGCTGCTCATCCAGCGAGTTGAATGCACGGATCGTCGGGTCGATGGAACCCAGCAGGTTTTTCAGCGCGGCGGACTGCTTCTCGGCGGCCTGGGTGGCGGCCAGTTCTGCCTGGGCCCGCGCCGCTGCCTCGCCGGTGTCGGTCAGCTTCAGTCGGGTGTCATCCAGAATCTTGTTATAGGCCTGGAAGGTATCGGTATCCAGAAAGCCCCTGGTCTGGAAGTTACGCAGCGCAGCCTGCTGTTCGTCCAGGCGGTTCAGTGCCTTGGTGACCGGGTCGATGTTCTCCAGCAGGCCTTTCAGCGCGGTCTGCTGCTCTTTGAGACCTTCGCTGCCCTGCTTCGCAGACTCAGCGCCAGCGCGGAATACGCTGTTAAGGTCATCGGCTTTACCTACGGCTCCCGCCGCGGCTTCACCGAGTTTGTCCAGTTCATTGCTGGCCGTTTTCAGATCGGATACGTCAGCACGCAATGTGATCGAGGCGATTTGGTCACTCATCAGGCCGTCTCCTTATGCATCACTTTGAGAGCCTCGCTTTCCATAATTCGAATATCAGCCATGCAGGCCGCCGCATCCTCAACCCCGTGCAACTGAAACATCCAGGGGAGAACATTGTAATCAAGACCGGTCGCACCACCCGCACCGACGCGCCATTGGGTCGCCAGAGCGGAGAAGACGGTAAAGGCCTCCCATATGGATGGCAGGATCCCCACCTCTTCCTCCACGTCCTCAGGCGTTAAACCAAAAGCGGCCAATTCCGCGAGCGTCGGTCCCGGTGTATACATCGCTGCGGCGACCTGCCTCAGTTTTTTTCGCGGTAACCCATCAGCTCTTTGGTATAGGCCATGCCGATGCTGTCGAATGCGCGCGGATAGTTCTTAAGTAGGACAACCACGTTATCGCGGTTGAATTCGTCTGGCAGAGCCCAGCCTTCAACGATTTCCATCAGGTAATCGGCATGCGGCTCGATGAGAACTTTTTTACCTTCAGCCGCTTTCTTCATCTTCTCGTCCATAGCACGCAACTCTTCGAGCGTCTTATGGCGGAAGGTAAAGGTCAGCTTACCGTCTTCGGCACCGGCGCGCGGAATACTGGCGGTAGCGGAAAACGTTGGGTTCGGGATCAGGGAGAATTGGGTCATTGATTCATCTCAGAATAGCCCGGCGAACCGGGCATGAATGGTTAGCTGACAGTGACGACACAAGCGCCAGAGGTGATGGTCTTGCCCGCGGCGTCGGTGACTTCGCAGGTGTAAGAGCCTGCATCACCGGATACCACAGACGGGATGTTGAACGTCGAGGCCGTTTTGCCCGGGATAGCGGTGCCGCCTTTCTTCCACACGTAGGTGTATGGCGCGGAGCCGCCCTGCATCACCACAGCCAGATCCAGCGCAGCGCCAACCGCAAGGGCTTTGGTGGCTGGTAGCTCAGTAAGGAATGCCAGCGGCACAGCGGAGGCGTCGGTGATCGGGTAAATCTGCATGTCCGATTCGAAGTTCATGCGCGCTTCGTTGCTTTCAACGGCGTTGATTTCAGTCTTAGGCACCTTCTGGAATGACACTTTGGCAGAGTAGTAACGATCAGCTTTTCCGCGCGGGTTATGGAACCACACCGCAGTAGTGTCGCTGGATTCGTCCAGGTCACTCAGACGTTTGTAAATTGCCAGCTGCGGGTCATGTGCGAAGGTGTAGACCTGAACCACGGCGTTTTTGAACGTCGGGATGGTACGGGCCTTATCATCTTCCAGGAACTGCACGCTGATGGTCTGCTGGTCACCACCTTCAGTGGACAACGTCATAACCTGCGGCATGGTGATCCACGAGTCGACTTTGCGCAGCGTTCCCGCGCCGGTGCCCGCAGGGAATTTCTTGGTGTCGGTGGTATCGAAGGCTTCCAGCACGATTTTATTGCTGGTCACCGATTTAACGCGCAGCACCATGTTATCGAGCTTCAGCCAGCCAGAACTGACCTGGACGACATCACCCGCGAGGATCCCGGCAGCCGAGGCAACGGTCAGTTCGCATTCCGTCGCGTTGGAGGCTGCAGTGAAGACAATCGGCGCAAGATAGGCCTTGGCCACGTTGACACGTGACCCATTAGGGATTGCGAATGCCATTGCATTCTCCTGATTTGAGGTAATAAAAAACCCGCCAGGTGGCGGGTCAGTAATCAGCGCGATACTGCATGCTGACGGGGGTGGTATAGGTGATGGATCCACTACTGCCGTTTGGTGCCGACGTCGGGCGATCCTGAATCGGCGTGCGTACCTGAGGCGGCCCGTTGATGTACACGGTCAGGTCACCATCCACCAGCGGCAGCCCTTCGGGGAAGGCGTCAGCGACAGACTTTGCCAGTCCTCTGGCCTGAGCCACGCCACTACCGGCAGGAGCGATGATGTTGAGCTGCAGAATGCCCTGGTACGTACGCAACTGGCCTTCCAGGTCTTGCCCCACGGTTTGAGCCGGCAGAACATAAACACGCCCGTAAGGCGCATTATCCGGGGGAGTAAACGCGATGTTCGGCCAGGCCACTGGCAGCCCGAGCGAGGAGCAGATAACCGCGATACGACCTTCCAGCAGGTCAGCGATCCGCATTGACTGGTCACCGGCCATTGCGCACCTCGCTCATTGCCTCACGGAACAGCTGCGCGGCGTCCAGCGCGGTGATACCCACCATGCCACCCGGGGCCTGACCGGAGTGCCCGTTCTCCAGCGCCTGTGCATAGGGCAGGTTATTTGTGAAGAAAATCGAGCTGACCTGTCCAACCCTGAACACCTCGAGCACTGCCAGGCCGCGGGAGTTGGAACCCTGGCCGGAAGCGTCCGGTGTATCGTTGGATTGGGTCGGCTGGCTATCAAAGCCCACATACCAGTTGTTTTTGAACCGCCCACCGACATAGCCATCAGGCTTTTTGATGTCCATCGAGTCGTTCACTCGCAGCCCGCGCTTAAGTCGTCCTGATTTGGTCATGTTGGCAGGATCATCACGCAGGGTCGCGTTATGCTCCCGCACTGCAATGTTGTACGCCGTCGCAGTCTGGTTGACCTGCCAGATATCCGGTTGGCCCACCGGGGACATTTCGACCAGGCGCCCCAGGATTTTAATACCCGTCCGGCGCACCACCTCGTCCATCTCCTGCTTCGAGCTATCCACGAACAGCTGAATGGCAGCCAGGAACGGTTGATTAACTGAACTAGCCATACTTACGCCCTCAGCTGGATGTTGTAGGAGATCAGCACATCGGCAGGCTTAACCGGGTTAGGCTGCACCACGCGCCACTTTTTGCCGTCGATTTCGATGCGGTCATCGATACGCACCTCTGTTTCGAACGTGGCCGCCAGCTTCTTATCGCCGGTGGCAATCAGGGAGCCGTCGATTTCGCGGGAGGAGTATTCGGTGATAACGCCGGTTACGGTCGCGGTAATGGCCGGGGTGGTGACTTCCTTCCCGAACTGGTCGCGGATCGTGCCGCCTCCGCGGGTAAGCTGATAAGCCTTCCCATTCTCGGTCAGTAGCCGGGTTGCGGTCGCGCGCATGCGACGGTAGTCGATTGACATATCACCCCCTTTCGATGCGGATCTGATTGCCACCCACCACCAGCCCGCGTAGCGAGGAATAGAACCATGGGAACGAGGGTGACGCCTTGTTCGTGCCCGATTCGTACTGGACAGTGACAGCACCCTCAACGCGTTCCATGACCACAGCCCCGCCACCAGCAACCGAAGGCGTTAGGTCAATCTCCTGCGATTCGATAGCCAGGCGGCATTGCGCGTCAACCAGGCGCTGTGGGATGCTGTTATCCGGAAGATCAACGCCATCGAAACGCACACCGGTACGCGGCCACGATAGCGGCTGCGATGTGCTGGAGCGCTGGCCCCGCCAGACCTTCCCTTCCAGATAATCCATAGCCTGCACCAGCATCTGACCGCATTCGCCATCATCGGCAGGAACGGTATATCCGCGCCCCATTGCGAACGCGCGCAGGTCGACAACGCTGGCGTAGCTGTTGAAATCAGGCGAATTGGGATCGGCAACCAGCATGGTTACTCCTCCAGACGCCAGTCCAGCGCCAGCCAGTTATCCACCTCGTCAGGGTGAACCTCAGCGCTCAGCGGACCGCCGGGGAACTCTGGGGTATCGCGCACCATGACAATCAATTCAATGCCTGGCTGGCCCTGCTGCTGGCCCTGCTGCTGGCCCTGCTGCTGGCCCTGCTGAGCAGGAGTTTGTTCAGCGCCGTTCTGCGCTGCGAGCTTTTCAGCCTCACGCTGCGCGCGCTGCTCTTTGGTTAATCCGGCCATTGGGCCTCCTGAATCACAAAGGGGCCGAAGCCCCATTGGTTAACCCATGATGATGGTGGAATGCTCAGGCTGCACGGCTGCAACGCCCCACGCCACACCAACTTCATAACGCACCTGACGGTACTGGCGATACAGCGCGATCTGGAAGGTGATGCCGGATACCGGGTCGGTCACGTTCATCACATCGTCGGCGGTATCGCCGCCTTTTGGCATTGCCGGGGTGCGGCACGCCAGCAGGAATGCGTTGCGGTCGAATGCCATGTTTGGCGCAAACTCGCTCAGCACGGTGACGGCTGCCTGGTCTGCCAGATCCTGACGCAGACCCGGCGCACCAATGGTGATGCTGGAAGAAGTGGCGGCAACGACCAGATACTGATTGTCATCACCATCGAATTTCACTGCGGTACCGACTGCAATCCCACCTGTACCCGCAGAGATGGCCACAATGATGTCGCCCTCTTTCTTCGCACCGTTGACCTTGTAGCCAGATGCTGTGCTTTTCGCTGTGCGCTTGATGTTGGCCGATTCATGCAGGTTGAAGCCCATCACGCGACCGATGATACCTTCGCGCAGGAGCTGGTCGGTACCGGCTTCATTCGCTTTGAACAGCACGGACTGCTTACCACGAATAGAGGCCATCGCCTCGCCGCCCAGCACCATGCGCATATCGGTGGTTGGAGAACCGTTATCAACCAGGATCTGGCGGGCCAGCGCCGCATCAGACAGATCGTCTTTGATGCTGAACGGGGTATCCTTCGGCGCGCCCACTGCGCGGGATGATTTGTAGTACAGCGCCGCCAGGTCAGCGTCCATCTCATTGCTCAGCGCACGGAAGGCCTGGGAAAACTGGTCAGCCAGGATGACGTCGTAATTACCTGACGGCCCGATAGCCAGCTGTTCTTCACCGTTCCATTTGACCGGGGCCATTTTGGATTTGGTGATTTTGACATCCACGGTACCGATGTTCTGATCGCCATCGTTCGGTGCGGTCGCTGCAGGGGTGATATCGACGGTGGTGGTTTTTGGTGCCACCGGCGCGGTGACGGTCTGGTCTTTAGCCGCAGCATCAGCTTTCGCGTTGCGCGCCACGGCAGGGATGAAGCCCACTTGCTCGCGGGATACGCGGTTCAGTGCGGTGTACAGAGTAGGAATCAACCCAGTAAGCGTATTGCTCATATTCTAAATATCCTTTCGATTAATCGACGATGCTGACGCCGTCGCTAAGCGCAGCCTGCTTGCCTGCGCCATCAAGAGCGTCAAACGCACCGCGTTTCATGGTTTTTTGCCCGGCCTGATGCTGCGATTGGTGGGAGCCACCGCCGCTGTTGCCGGACGCTTTGAGGATGTAGTCTTTCTGCGGATGCAACTCGACCAGTGATTCCAGCGCTTCGTCAAAGCCAGCCAGTTCACCAGGCTTGGTACGGGAGAACACCTTATTGCCCTGCCCGTCGTAAGCCACGACCTTGCCATCTTCGATTTTGAAGTTCTGCCCGAAGTGGGAACGCACGAACTCAGCCGGGATCGCCATCTTCTCGGAGATGAACTTCGAACCACCGAAGCGGCCGCCGATCATCTCGTCGTAGAGCTGGGTTTCCAGCTGCTTGGTTTTGCCGTTCGCTTCGTCCAGTTGCTGCTGGTAAACCTTGGTGATCTCAGCCTTCACCTGGTCAACTGCGCCAGCGTCGATCAGCTTCTTCTGGTCGATTTTGGTCATCATCTCCAGGGCTTCGAGCGCCTTGGTCGGATCGCTGATGCCAGCGAATTTCGCGAGACTGGCTTCCGCCTGCTCCTTCGCCTCACGGTGGGTTTTGGCCTCACCATTCAGGGAGGTGATTTTGGTCATCGCTGCGACTGCGTCGAACGGGAATTCTTTGCCGTCATCATGGACGTACACAGGCATACCGTTTTCAACGACCACATTGCCGTTGGCATCAAGTTTGAGTTTCATTGTTTTGCTCCAGCCTTCCGGCCATTCGTAATAGGTCATCCGACCCGGTCACCGCATCGCATCCGCTCAGCGGCAGGCATAAAAAAGGCCGCCCGGAGGCAGCCTGATATTGATAGGGTTGTGTTATTCAAACGCCGACGCATCCACGCGGCGCAGTTCGTCCAGGGTAAGAAACTCCCCGGCATCGTTGAACATCTCCGGCACGGTAATTTTGCCGTCACGCAGCATCATGGCGCGGGTGACACCGAGCACCTGCTCCTGCCGTGCGTACGGCTGCCGGGTAAGCCATTCGGCATAGCTGGTATGCGCTGGCACCTGCCCGTCCATCGACGCACGCGTAGCGCTACTCAGTTCGCCTGAGGCTATCTGCAATTCCTCCCACGATTTGGTAATCAGGATTTCGCCGGAGCGACAGCAGAAGTGGATTTTGCCGGGGCCGCGCAGATACGGAACCACATGCCCCAACGGCTTACCGTCGAGCGTGTAGAGTTTACGGTCACGAATGATGCACCACTGGCTGGTATGCGTGTCCAGTGTGGAGGACCACTGTTTGGCCTTCACGATATCGCTGTTGACCTGGGCGAACTCCTGACGCGCAGTGGCGGCCATGTGATTCACCGCCGTGCGCGTCACTACGGCCAGGTCGCGCCTGGAGGCGTTGATCACACCATCTTCACGGTTGAGTTTCGGCGTGCCGGCAACGCGCCGGACAATCTGCTCTACCGTTTCGCCCTGGAGGAAACCGGAGCGAACAGCGTTGGTGATTTTGTCCAGCCGGTCGGCTTCAAGCTTCTGGCCCCACTCTTTCAGCAGGCGCCCCTGGAACGGCTGCGCCACTGCTGCGGCATAAACCTGCTCGGGTGCGATGCTTTGCAGCGGAACGTGTTTCAATATCTGCTCAGGGATGATTCTGTTGAACAGGTCCAACTGATACCCGGCCTCATACTCAACGTAGCGCGTCAGTTCCCGCGCCAGCACATCATTGACCGGTTCATAGGCCTGTTGGTTCAGGTCGCGTACGCCAGCTAGCAGCGAAGCCAGGCGGCGGGCACTGTAGGTGTCTGCGCGCTTGCCATCCAGCAGCACCAGCAGCCTGGCCGACAGGTCATTATCCATCTTACTCAGCAGCGCCACCATGCGCCGGGCGACGCCATTACCATAGCGAGTCACAAACAGGCCATGCGCTATCGTCTCGTCCTGCAGACGACCGTTAACGGACCGAGCCATATTACACCTCGCCCGGTGACGGTTCGGTCAACGAGGCTGATTCAGCTAACAGCTCGCTCAGCACCTTGTCCGGATCCGCGTCAGCATCAATTAGGTTAATTTTCTGCAGAGCCTTAATGGCATCGATACGACGAAGGTCACCGCCCTGACGGAGCGACTGAATAGCCAGCGCCGCCGGAGGGTTGAACTCTTTCGACTCGACATCCAGTTCAGTGCGGACATCGACGCTGCCGCCGTCCTTCTCGCCAATGTACTCAGCCATGATTTGCAGGATGTTGTCGATCGCGTCTTCAAGACTGGTTGCCATGGTGTAGAGCGGGGACTGCTCCTGCATCTTCTCTTCTGAGGTCTGGTCAACAGACTTTGTCGAGGTATTGTCGGTGCGCAGCAGCTTTGCGCCCGCCTGGCGCATCTGTTCCACCAGCTCAGCCAGCGACTCTTTACCAGCACCGATAGAGGAGCCAGTATGCTCGACGTATTCGAGGCCCTGTTTCTGTCGGTCGTTGAAACTTGCCGCAGAAGAAGAACCAATTACCAGTTCCTGCCCCTCCTCCAGCCCGAACACAGTGAGGATCGGCACCCGGGCGACGTGAAGGATGTTGTCCTGCTCGCTCTGGCTCTGCCAGTGCTTGACGTTCAGCAGCGCCATGTTGAGTAGCGGCGGTGAACCGCACATAAAGCCGGTGCGCTTGGTGTAGAGCGTGACCAGGGTGATATCGCGGCGGGAGGTTTGCCATTCGTCATGTAACGTCCAGGTGGCCTGCCCCTCTGCACCGGTAGCCTTCCGGTAAATCTGCACCGTGCCCGGCGTCAGGAGGCGAATCTGTTCGACTTTCGTCTGCCCGAAGTCGTCACCGTCTTCGACCACCACCTCTTTGATGCGCAGCGACGTAAGCACGACCTTGCCGCCAGTCATCTTCGACTTCCAGCCGATTACCTGGCGGGGATTCAGCATGGTAACGTACGGGCGCGCGCCGGTGGCCTTCTCATCGGCTTTGGTCTTAACCTGTTCGGGGTCAACGCGGGGATAGTCCACCAGCGCATGGGAGAGGCCATACTGCATCGCCAGGCTGAAGAACGACTGCGCCCATACATCCAGGCGGGTGCCTTCAAGGTCCACGTCTTTCGCGAACTCACGCAGCTGGTCCGGCACGTTTTCGCCCAACTGGATTGGTTCAGCGAACACGCGCCCGACGTTCTGGTTGATGGTTTCTTCGTAGGCAGGAAGAAGCGTGGCCACAGCCAGGCGCTTTTTGTAATCCTCTTTGTCCTCTTTCGGCCAGCGCGGCAGATAAGCCTCACCAAGCTGGCGCATGTACAGCGTGCCGCCCATCAGGGCGTCGTTAATGTCCCACGCCTGCACCATGTTCCCATAGTCCAGATTGGGTGTTGAAATGTCAGTCATGGAGTTAGAGCCTCAGGCTGGTGACTTTGCCGACTTTCTTCGGCGGTGAATGCAGGACGGCATATCTTGTGCCGTCCCAGTCGTGATCTTCCTGCTGGGTGTCTACATCGTCAGGGTTTTTACTGTCGCGAACGAGCACCGGCACACGGCTAATCCAGCCCCGGCAGTAGTCGAACACGTAGAATGCTGGTTTCTCTGGCATACCTGATTCCAGCTTCTTGCCCTCAATGACGGCCTCCAGCATGTCAGCAAACAGTGCCGCGCCGTTCACACGCGATCCCGGCTTCTTGTTGGATGGCACCCATTTAACGCCCTGGGATTCCATTTTCTGGGCAATAGATAATTCGTCATCACCGGTGTTGTAGATAGCCCCGTCAGCAGGTCCGGGAACAACCTTCTTGCAGATACCGGGCATGATGTTCAGCTGCCCCTGCGTCACCCCGTTGAGTTTTATCTCCTCAGGCTCAGCAAGCTCCTCTCCCACCAGACGCTTATCAATCCACGCCACGCCCTTAGCAACGTTGGTGGATGACATATTCAGACCTTTGTTCAGCTCGTCAGGCGGGCAGCCATACCATTCACCAATCAGGATCAGCGACCCGGCAGGCGGGCAGAAATGGCGACCGTCCGGCAACTCTGCGGCGGTGCCGTCGGCTCGCGCCCACCAGAGATTAGAGAACGGCTTCGACTCGCCCCAGTCGTGGGAGCGGTCAACTGTCCAACTATCCGGGATGCGGAACGGCTTAATGACGTGATGTGAGGCATTCCACAGATGGTCAAAGCGCCCGCCGCTGGTGACATCCCATGAGCCCTCAACCCAGGCTTTGCGCCGGTTCGGGTCTTTGATAGCCATCAACGTTGCGATGTACTGCGGATCCAGATAGGGATTCTCTTTGAACGAACCGTGAATCGCCACGCGAGTAAGCGTTACGTCCTCTTCGCGCTCAGTCTGCGGGTTAAACACCTTTTGCGTTTCACGAATGATGGTTCCGCGAGGCGCAGGTTCAATGAAACGTTTCTTCACCCACGTATGACCGATGCCGAAAGGGTTTGTGGTGCTGAAAGTCTCGAGGGGGATCGGCTTCAGTAGAGAGCCATCATCCCGTGGATAGTTTTCTGGACGGAACGATGAGCGCCGGCAGGAGAACATCATCTCGTAGAACTCACCCGACTGCTGCTTGGTCAGTTCGTTAAAGCCAATGAACGGGAATTCCTGACCGTGATAGTCCCAGTAGTCACCCTCTTCCTTCCCAAAGCGGAAAAGCAGCTCTTCACCTGTGGGCCATACCCAGCGCAGTTCAGATGCTGAGGCCAGATAGCGCGCGCCGTCGTTGAACAGGCGGTACATACGCTTTGACTGGGTGATGATGTCGGTGAGGTTTTTATACTCAGTATCGAAAATGACGCCGCGCCAGAACGAGCCATAGCCCAGACCAACCAGGCGACGAAAACGCGCCAATTGCGCGGCAGTTTTGCCCGGCCCGCGCGTTCCCTCATAGAGGATTTCGTTACATGGGCAGCTCAGGGAGAGCGATTGCGATCCCGGCAAGGGTTTCCAGACGGCTTTGTAATTCATCCACCAAGAACCTCGCTCTGCTGCTTACGTGCTGCCGCTTCCCACTCATCTACATTATCGCAGGACGGAACCGGCATAATACTGTGGGTAGCCGTGACCTTCTGCTCTACCTGCTCTTTAAAGGCCTGCACACGCACGTGCTTGCCAAGCAGCTCAAGGTTCTTCACCTTGTCCGGCCACTTAACCTTTTTGAGGATGGTTTCCGCCGTCTCCTCGTCGAAGTTCTGGATGGTGGTACTGATATCCAGCCCGGTGAGCGAAATTCGCCAAGCCCTTGGCCATGAGGTGATCGGCTTAAGGCTGCCATCGTCATTGAGGATATCCAAAACATCCATCTGGTCGATTTCAACCAAGCGCCGGAGCACATAATCAGCATCAATGCCCACATCCTCGATGCGCTTACTCTTGAGTTCGGCAATTCTGTTTTGGATGTCAAGTTTTGACAATAGCTGAGCGGCGATGCGGTTAGCAGTTTTAACGCTGTACCCCGCCCGAATAGCCGCTTGCGTGGCGTTTAGATCGATGAGGTACTCACGACAAAACATATCCTGCTTTGCGTTGAGTGCCATTTAAATACCTTTGGGAGATGCTGATGGGCAACGTGAAAATTTACGCTGGCTTGGTTAACGGTGACCTTATGCCAATCATTGAAGACAGAACTTCAGAGGAGATCGTTACCGCTTTCACAGGCGACGATACTGGCGCACCGCCAACATCTGTGACGATTGAGGTGATTACCGAAAGCGGCTCCAAAGTTAAGATTTACATCCCTAACAGCTCAGCTGATGCCAGCGTTACTGTTAACGGGAAGAGAATGTAACAATATCGCCATTACGATGGGTCTGCCCATGGTGATGGCAATAAAAAAGGCCGCTATTGCGACCTTGTCTTAAGAAGATGAGATTAAAGAAGTTTAATTTTTACGTCATAACCTTCAAGACCTGTCATTGTTTCGCGAGCAACAAACTGAATTTCAGAAACTTCTTTTCCGGTTTTCTTTTGTAGTTCTGAGATTTTTTTTGCTATCAGCGCGGCAATATCTTCTTCTGCCTTTTGCGTCAGAGCTTCAACTTTCATTTTTACCTCTTCTGGTTCATTTACCATTCAGATTCTCCAGCAAGGTGACAATGGTTGATGAACGGTCCTTAACCATAACTGTATATAAATTATAGACTACCGATAATGCAGATGCTGCATGCTCATAGGATTCGCTAGCAAATTCCTTCACATGGCATCCCACCACGTTAGTTTTGCTCACGTTGATGGCAATAAAAAACCGCCCGGAGGCGGTTATATTCAGCAGGTCAGCATGTTATCTGTGAATGACAAACAGTGATTTGCATTTAGGGCAGAGCAACGGCAGCTCTTGCCGTACTTTTGTGGAGGGGTGGTTCGAGTTATGGCCGCATATCGGACAAGACACTGTTGTTTTGGTCGCCGCTTCAACGCGTTTAAGTGCGTAATCGAAGAATGACATAATTTTTAACCTCTCTAAGAGTGAGGTCTATCATAACACGGCTGGCTACTTTTTAATCACAACTGACCACACCTTAGCACTTAATCACCTTGTTAATAAACTGCTATCGGTTGGTTGTTTGCAGTTCGCCTGCCACGCTTTGTTATGCGCCAGGATGTCTTTCTTCGTCTGCATATCCAGCACATCAATATCATGATCGGTCAGGTAGATTGGCTTTACCCAGTCACAGGCGGTATCAACTACCACCGGGGCGCTGCCACGAGTCACGCAGCTCGCGATCAACATCATCGCCAGGCATATGGTTAACAGTCTGCTGTACATTGCTGGCCTCTTTCGTTGCTTCAACCCGGCGCTCTGCCACAGCGACCGTGGCTGCGGCATTATCTTCGGTACGCTGCTGGTCTGCTTTTGCCTCGGCTTTGCTGGTGCCGCGAACGTGGCCCAGGCCAAAAGCGCCAGCTATGGCAGCTATCACTGCTGCGACCAGCCCTATGATCGTTTCAATACCCATAGTGACCTCACACCAACACAGATTTTGCCAGGTTAAACAGAATACGCCGTTTATCCAGGCCGTTACGCCCTCCATTGATGATCAGCGTGACGCGCTCAACATCGCCCGAATAAAGCAGGCAGCCGTGGGACACGTAAAACCATGCTGCTGATCGCGCGGCATAGACATCCAGCTCCAGCAGCTCGGGGTGGGTGACCAGATCAAGCTTCAGCGCCTGACCGCAGTTGCGATAGTTGCTCAGGCCTGTGATCTGCTTCAGACCGCGGCCCCGGTATTTCCAGCCGTCACCCGCCACCTGATTACCCAGGTTCTTTTTGCCCCACTCTCCGCCATAAACCAGATTGGCGATCGCTTTCTGGTTAGCTGGCTGCGTGGCCGTTCTGCCGAGAGCTGCGGCCTGCTGTGCTGTGATGCGGTGCTTACCGAACACCGACACCAGACTGTCTGCCGCATAGTTCAGGTTTTCCACCAGCCGGGCAAAGCCACCGGATTCATGGCCCATCTGAGCGATGAACATGGCCTGATCGAGCGGCGCGGTAATCCCGAACTCTTTCATAGCTGCGTCGATATGCGGATACCAGCGCGCAGCCAGCCCGGCGCTGATACCAGCCGCCTTCTGAAATTGTGTTTGGTTCATTATTGCCTCAGATGATCAACCAGGCGCGCAACGTTGCCTCTGACGGCCACCAGCACGGAAAGGAATATAACGTTGGCACCAATGGTGGCCCACGATGAATGAGGATATATACCGCACAGATAGGCTAACGGCACCGCGCTGTACGTGACAGTAATCAACCACGCCAGGCGGGAAACCCACGGGCGATGCCGTGAATCCCCCCGGCGGTAAAACATTAGAGTCAGCACTACGCCAGCGCAGAGTAGCGCGTTGATAGTTGCTGTCGGGTCATTTAGAACCACCTGAACCTCCCCGGCGCGTTATCAGCGCCACCAGCGAGCCGACATCCTGGTTATTCAGGAACGTCAGGATTTTGACGGCTAATGCAGAAACGATAACGGCACCAATGGCGTCCAGGGGTTTGTCGCTGTAACCGGTCAGGTTAGCCAGCTTCGACCCGACCAGGCCGGAGCACAGAATGCCGGCGATATAGGACACGATAAAATAAGCAAGTCGGCGTGCTGCGCCCAGGTCGGCTGCAGTGGCGATATAAAATACCGCCCCTGCAAATGCGCCAAAAACTACACCGTAATCGGTCCCGGTTAGCAGTCCATAAACGCTGGCGCCCGCCAGGGTGCCACCGGCTAACCCCGTGCCGGAAATTGGATCGGACATTGGTCCCCCTCAGTGCTGTGAATCCTCTCAATATGAGGGGAAAGAAGGCCGCTGTGCGGCTGGGTATCACTCTGTCAAAGGCCATCGGAATGACCTTTTGCACAGTGTTATTTACTGGATTTAATCAGGGGCCAGAGCAGCGCAATCACCCCGGCCACGAGCACGCCATCAGCAAGGATGGACATCATTTTGCTGGTGAAGTCGATAGCCACCACCAGGAATAAAAGCACCCCTGCGGCGGCCCAGCGGAGATTGCCGATCACAGATACTGATCCAGAGGAAGCTGCAGCGCCTGAGCGATTTTCTTCAGCTGCTTCTCTTCTTCTTCACCGATTCCGTCGTTATCCGCCACATCCAGACACAGACAGAGCACATCAACCGCATCTGAAGTGCCAGCCACGTCCTGCAGCTCACGCAGCGCCTGGGCATTTGCAGAGCGCGGGGAAGCTTCGTAACGAGCGCGAATATTGCTGCTCATCTGCGCGATCTCACCAGCGAATGGGGCGAAAGCCGGCAGCGCAGAGATTGTTTTCTCCAGCACAGAAATTTCTTTTGCGTCGCAGGTGCCATCGGCGTAAGCGATGGAGTACGCACCCCATACAGTGGCCTCGACCGCGTCGCGGTTTTCCATCTTCTTAACTTCCACGACGGCCTTGCGCGCTTTCTTTTTAAAGATATTGAACATAGTGACTTTCCTTTTAGCGGGTGAGCCAGCGCTCAGGAATGATCGGCCCACAGAGACAGTCACACCGACCGTTCCCTATGGCTCACCCCTGAAAGGCTCTGTGGTTGAATTGCGCCGAGCGTGGCGCGGGACAAAAACAAAAAAGGCCGCCCGAAGGCAGCCTTAGAAATAGATGGTATTGAAGTTGTGGTGCCGGGTGCCTCCCGGTGATTCTGCGCCAGACCACAGAACCGCGTCATTCACCTGCCCTGTCTAGTCGCCCCACCGCATAGGGGGATTCACCACACGGCCACCATACTCGGCACAATCCATAAAAGATAGTTATTAATTTATTTTCACTTTTCTGAGCGCAGGTTTTTAATCGTTCTGGCATCTGGCTCTCTGTTTTCTGGCAACCGAGGGTCTAACCTTGGCATGTGCAAAAAACATACAGGAGGGTCAAATGTATAACTCAATTTTAGTTCCCATTGACATTTCCGAGGATAGCCTGACAAACACAGTGATTCCTTTTGTTCAGGCGCATGCAACTCTCAACACAGCCAAAGTCCATTTTCTTACTGTTATTCCTTCGCTTCCGTATTATTCAGCCCTGGGCCTGGCGTATTCAGCAGAAATGCCTGACCTGAAAGAATTCCAGCAAGCTGCTTTAACAAAGCTGGATGAAATTGTTAAGAAATTCCGAATACCTGACGAAAAAATACTAACTCACGCCGTAACTGGTTCACCAAAAGACCAGATCCTTAAGCTCGCAGACATGATAAATGCTGACTTAATCATTATTGCATCCCATAAACCTGATATATCCACATATCTGCTAGGTTCGAATGCTGCGGCTGTTGTACGGCACGCGAAATGCCCTGTCCTGGTCGTTAGGTAGATATCACAAGTTTGTGAAGTGCAATCTGCATGAAGAACGGAGGGAGCCTCCAGAGGTGTGAGGTTCCCCAGGAGTTTTAAATCGGGTTAGGTGGAGTGATTTCACGGGCAACTCACGCAAGCGTAATTAATAAAAAACCCGCTCGGTGGCGGGTTTCTTAACGGTGAACACACAATGCCCATCGTTGGAACGAAATTAACACAGATTCCGGAAAAGTAAATAGCTGAAGCTTGAAACGTAAGCTATTTCCGTGAGCGCTATCGCGTTATCTGTTTCAGCTGCGCCTCTGCCCAAGCCTCTTCGATATCAAATTTCGTGATCAGCTGATCGTAGAATGGCTTGACCGACTTTTCCCAGGTGGCGACAGTGATCGCATCGGTGAGCCGGCAAATAGCCGCATATGCCTCAGTTGAAGGGATTCGCTCATAACCACGCCCGCTGCAGCGCTTGCAGGTGCCAAACACCGGTACGCCCTGCCTCTTCGTTTCCTTCTGGTTTATCGCTGTTCCGCGTCCCCGGCAGTCGTTACAGGCGCAGCTGATAACCTTCTTCCCCTTGCAGACCGTGCACAGCACCCGGGCCACCTCTTTCACCTCGCGCCGATTCTGATGCTGCGAAGGGATAACCTTTAGCCCCCATTTTTTTGATTTTTGGATGATGTCCTTTGCGCATCCAGAGATGCTGGTTTTCATACTAAATACGTCAGCCTCAACGAACCCCTGCCCCGCGCAGCATTCGCAACCCTTCACGCTGGCGGCGCTGCGCGAATAGTCCTCAAAGGCGAACGCGGCCAGCTGGCGCATCACCAGTGGCTTAACTCCGGCTTCCAGTTTGCGCAGTGCGGCCACCTTGTCGCATTTGGTAAGCGCGTATTCAGCCAGCAGCGCGATCGCCCGCTCCCGGTCGTTATTGCTGATGCCCATCTTTCCGAGGAAAGCGCTGTACCCCATGGCGGCGCGTTCCTGCGTCATGCCCATGGCAGCCATGATATCTGTACCGGTCAGTGCATCTGATGCAGTGGCGCGCGGGGAGTCGCTGATCATCGTGGATTTTGCGAAGTGGTATTTCACGGTGTTTTCGAGGTTCATGCTGCGGCTCCTGCCATAAGGTAAATGCGGATAAAGTTACGAAGAATGCGATAGTCCACCAGCACCGTACCCGGGCGGCGATAGATGCGAAGGCGCAGCCAGCGCATGCGAAGCGATTCGATTAGTTCTGGTTTCATGCTGCCACCTGCTGTTTTAGTTTTTTGAGCTTTGCGCGGTACTCGTCGCGGATCCGGATATAGTCGTCACGCTTCCATTTCGGTAATTCGTGTGGCCCCATAAGGGCATCAAAGCGGGCTTGGCCGATTTTGGCGATCAACGCCGGACGGTAGGCGGTAAGGTTGCCAGAAAGATGGTTATTGCATGGGGCGCACTGGCGATGGCAGTTGTCCTCGTTGAAGCGCAGCTCTGGATTAGCACCAGTCGTACGGTAATGCCCAGCGTGATACTGACCGTAGTGATATCGCCCACAACTGATGCATGGCTGATGGCGATCCCGGTACCGGATGAATTCGTTGAATGCCAGCTGCGCCTGATCACGGAAGTAACTTAACGGCTTCACCGCCTGGCGGCGTTCGGCCTGCCGGGCACGCTGCGCCCTCTCCTTTTCGCGCTGGCGCTTCTTCTCAGCACGCAGAGCCTCGGCCCGGTTCTTTGCGGTCTGCGCTTTGGCAACGGCAGTAGCGCATTCGTAGCTGCATACCACCTGGCCGTCGCGAGCCGGGTTGAACCACGCGCGGCAGATCTGGTTTGCGCACTTACGGCGGGGTTTCTTAGCCATGATCACCCCCAGACCTTTTGGCGGAAGGTCCGCGGCGTGCGTTCTTGACGCCGGGCTTCCGGTAGCCGCACGCTGACGGTCCAGGTGACGTAATCGGGGTTCAGGCTGCGCTCGACCTTCACGCCGCGCGCACGGTATGTTGCCATTAGCTCTTCGGCCTGCGCCGTTGTGCATTCGGTGTAGTGGAACCATGATTTCGCCATCTGGTCAGCCCCCGAAGCTCATCAGCTGCGCAGCGGCGTTCTCAGCCTCGCGCTGGTTCCTGAATGCGCGCGACAATATCCAGCGCCACAGGACGTCGAGCGCGGCCCTGTAAAGCTGCTGAAACTCGGTCTCGTCCATGTTGGCGAAGGCGATGCTGCGGGGATGTTTCCGTAGGGTGCCGTCAGGCAGCTGGATGGTGTCGTAGTGGCCGGATTCGATGGTCACCCAGGCGCGATAGGCGTCGAAGGATTTGCACAGGCTGATGCCATTGGTGATGCGGCGGCTGCCAACCTGATCGAGATACTGCTCAGCAGCATCCAGCAGCGCGGTTTCGCTCCCGCCGAACGATGCCAGAAACTTCGCATAGCCGGTCACCAGCTTGCGTTCGTTGGATGAGATAGCGCCGCCAGTTGGCTCCCAGTATTCGAAACCGAGGTTCAGCAGAGCGAAGAAGCGACGATGAAAGGCCGGATTACGGACCTGTTTGAAGTCGGCCACCAGCACGGCGCCGAGCTTACATTTTGAATGCAGAAAGTCGCTGGTCTCCGGCGTGGCGGGGATCAGGATTCCTGAGGATTGCTTGATGAGTTGTAACTGCGCCAT